GACTGGCTCAATAGTTTTGAGAAGATTGTTCTATCAGTTGACAATGATGAAGCTGGTAATGCAGTAGCTGATAAGATAGCAAAGCTATTCCCTAACAAAGTGTACCGTGTCCCTCACGATAAGTTCAAAGACGCTAACGAGTTCTTGACCAATAAGGCTAGTAATGAGTTTAAGACTGCTTGGTGGAATGCTAAGAAGTACACACCAGAGAATGTTCTTAATAGCACACAAGACTTTATATCTCTGTACAAAGATACGCCAGAACATCAGTACATCCCGACAGGCATTCAAGCACTGGACGATAAGATCCTTGGCTTAATGCAGGGTCACTTCACAGTTATCAAGGCACCTACTGGCATTGGTAAGACAGAGGTAATGCGATTCCTAGAATACAATATGCTACAGCATAAGGTTCCCTTCGCAGCTTGGCACTTGGAAGAAACTAAGCTACGGTCACTACTTGGGCTTGTGTCCTATGAGCTAGGCGATAACTTGACACGCCGGGATCTGATTGCTGAGAAGAATGCTGATGATGCAGTGATGGATGCTATTGAGCGTATCACTAAGGATGAATTGTTCTATCAGTTTTACTTAAGTGATGGTCAGGGTGCTGATGCATTGTGTGACCAGATACGTTACTTTAGTCAGGCGTGTGGCTGTAAGTTTGTATTCTTTGAACCTATTCAAGATGTTGTATCTGGTTCATCTGAGGAAGGTAAGGAGCAGATGTTAGCTGATTTATCGGTACGGTTATCTAAGCTATCCGCTGAGTTAAACGTAGGTATTGTTACTATTGCTCACACTAATGATAATGGTGACCCTAAGTACTGTAAGATGATTGGTCAACGTGCCTCTGTTATTATTGATCTTAGTCGTGATAAGGAAGCCGCTGACTTCGATGAGCGTAATACTACACATATATCTGTGCAGAAGAATAGACCCTGCTCAGAGGAAGGCTTTGCTGGTATGATGCGGTTCAATACAGAAACGTTTACCCTCAGAGAGGTTATCTGATGCAGAAATCTTTTTGGGATGACCTGCCAATACAGGTTAAGAAAGTTGATGTTAACTCATTAACTAAAACTTGCAAGGACTGCGGTATTGAACAACATTTAGGTAATTTTGACCCTCAGTATTTTAGATCGGACGGTTCTAAAAGTCATAGAAATACTTGCAGAATTTGTAGAAGGCATCAGCAAAAAGTAATAAGAAGTTTATTAAAGGAGAACGGCCCACCACCTGATATTTGTGAGTGTTGTGGAAATGTTTCAAGTGACTCAATTAATATTGTAGTTGATCACTGTCACACTACAGACAAGTTTAGGGGCTGGTTATGTAATAGCTGTAATGTAGCTATTGGGCATCTAGGAGATAAGCCCGAAACAATAATGAAATTATATAAATATATGACAAAGGAAAAGTAATGCCAGTTTTTGATATTGAAACTGATGGCTTAAATGCCACAAAAATACACGTACTATCTTGGGAAGATGACTCTGGTAAGATTAAGAGTACTCACGACTATGATGATATGCGTACATTCTTTGAACAATCTAATACACTTATTGGTCATAACATTATCAGGTTTGATATACCTGTGGTTGAGAAAGTATTGGATATAAAGGTTAAAGGTAAGTTAGTTGATACCTTAGCCTTATCTTGGTATATTAATCACACTAAGCCAAAGCACGGTCTAGAAACTTATGGAGAGTACTACAATGTAAAGAAACCAGAGGTTACAGACTGGGTAAACTTAACTCAAGAAGAGTATGCCCACAGATGTAAAGAAGATGTTAAAATTAACTCTCGTTTATGGCGTGACTTGGATATCAAGCTTTCAAAGCTGTACCCTAACGATCAAGACAAGTGGCAGTTTATAAAGTACCTATCATTCAAGATGGAATGCGCTGCGGAGCAAGAAGCCTTGAAGTGGAAGGTTGATATTGAGTCTGCTATGGTTTACCTGTATGTGTGGGAAGCTAAAAAAGAGTTAAAGATAGGTGAGCTTGCGGATGCTATGCCAAAGCAGATCTTAACTAAGGTTCAGCAACGTCCAAAGGTTATGTACAAGAAAGATGGTGAACTTTCTGCTAACGGTGAGAAGTTTGAAGAACTACGTAAGCAGTACAAACAGCCAGACAGTGTACAGTCTTTTGTTGTTAAGACAGGTGAACGTCAGGGTAACCCTAACTCGCCAGAGCAAGTAAAAGAATGGCTGTACTCTATTGGCTGGGTTCCAAGAACATTTAAGTTTGTACGAGGGCCAGACGGTGTTGAGCGTCAGGTTCCACAGGTACGTAAGGATGGAGAGCTTTGCCCTTCTGTCATTAAGCTTACCTCAGAAGATCCTGCAGTAGCCATCCTAGATGGTCTGTCTGTCCTTAGTCACCGTATTGCTGTACTGAAAGGTATCATAGAGTGTGAGTCTGATGGTTATGTACAGGCTACGATTGCTGGAATGACAAATACCTTGCGATTCAAACACGCAAAGCCTCTGGTTAATCTTCCCTCAGTAGAGAAGCCTTACGGTAAAGAGATACGTGGTCTACTGACTGCACCAGAGGGTTACGTTCTGTGTGGTGCTGATATGACCAGTCTAGAGGACACGACTAAGCGTCACTATATGAAACCTCTTGACCCAGACTATGTAGCGGAAATGTCTAGGGATGGCTTTGACCCTCACCTTGACCTAGCTAAACACGCCGGGATAATTAGCCAAGAGGATATCGACAAGCACAACTCAGGTGAGAAGTCTCTTAAAGATCTACGCAAGAACTACAAGGTAGTTAACTACTCAGCTACCTATGGTGTAGGGGCCGCTAAACTGGCTCGTGAGACAGGTATGTCAAAGAAGGAAGCGCAGAAGCTACTAGATGCATTCTGGTCACGTAACTGGTCAGTACAGAAGGTAGCATCGACACTACGTAAGCGTGAACTTTTTGGTGGTATGTGGGTTCAGAATCCTGTATCAAAGTTTTGGCACAGTCTACGCAGCGAGAAGGATCGTTTCTCTACACTAAACCAAAGCACAGGGGTTTACTGCTTTGATGTTTGGGTTAAGAAGTGTCGTGATAAGGACGTTAAGACTGTGGGTCAGTTTCACGATGAAATCATAGCGCTTGTAAAAGAAGGAAAGCAGATAGAAACAGCAATTAATATGAACTACTCTATAGAAGAGGTTAACAGACAATTACGACTGAATGTTGATCTTGGTATTGATGCGCAGTTTGGAAAAACTTACGCAGACATACACTAATTTACTTGACACTACTTAGCTAATAAGCTATAACTAAGTTTCTTTTTAACGCTCAGAAAGGGCATAAGTATGAATACGGAATTAGCAACTTTTGGTGATGATCTTGAAGCAATGATGGGGATCATCCCAGCTAGTACAGACCAATCGTCTACACCAAGTATAACTAGGGTTACTCAGATCCATAAAGCTATTATGGGTATGCAGGATGTAGGTGGTAAACAAATAAAAGCAGAGATCCTACCTGTTGGAACATATCAAATCACACAGGGTGATGAGGTTGTGTACGCACAACAAGTTACTATTCGCATTATGGCTATTCGTATGCAGTGGTCACGATGGAATAATAACACAGAACAAATGGAAAAATCAATTATGGCACCTAGTTTGAAGGGTGACTTAAAGGATAACATCGGTAGTTACAATTTAGGGCGTCCTTCTGGAGGCTATGTAGAAGACTATGACAGCTTGTCTGATGCTATGAAAGAGCATATGAAGTCTGTAAAAAGGGTAAAGGTTCTTATGGGCCACCTGTCTGTAGACCAGCCTTTAGATCAAGAAGGTAATCCTGTAAGTACCACTATTCAAGATGTTCCATTTATTATGGACGTTAAGAATCGAGACAGTTTAAAGTCTATTGATTCAGTCTTAGCTAGAAAGCGTCCTATAGAGGTTCTCACTCAGGAGATTAACTTAACAGGTGACATCCAATCTATCCCTAATGGGCCTGACTATGGTGTTATAGTTGCATCCCCGGGATCAAAGGTTGACATTCAGCCTACTGATAAGGAGAACATTCAAAACTTTCAAGATTATGTTGACTACGTAAATAATATGATCTTAGAAAAGTATAATGAGAACTGTGAAGATAACACTATTGAAGGAGATGTGTTCTAATGAATCACCCTGCAGAGTTATCTGTCTACACGTACTTGCAGAAAGCTATGGCGGGTGAGGTTGCAATGGCAGAAGAGGTGATTGATAAAGTCTCCTCTGATGTCAAGGCAGCTATGCTAAAGCAGTTTGCTAGTGGGCCTCGTGATAAGTTTAGGTTGCGTATGTCTAACATAGGTAAGCCTAAGTGTCAGCTATGGTTTGAGAAGAATGACCCAGAAGGTAAGGAACCCTTTCCACCTCACTTCCTTATGAATATGATTCTTGGGGATATTGTCGAGGCTGTATTCAAAGGATTACTTACTGCCGCTGATGTTAGTTTCAAAGATAATGATAAAGTTGTTTTAAAACTCCCTAATGGTCAAGAGATTAAGGGAGAGTATGATATGGAAATGGATGGAAGGATTGACGATGTTAAGTCTGCATCTTGGTATTCATACAACAACAAGTTTGAGTCTATTGAAGATATGCAGAAGAGTGACGGGTTTGGATATGTATCTCAGTTAGTTGGTTACTCAGAGGGCGCTGGTAAGGATGTAGGTGGCTGGTGGGTTATCAATAAGAACAGTGGTGAGTTCAAGTATGTTGATGCTTCTGGGGTAGATAAAGATAAAGTTCTTAAGGACATTCAAGACACTGTTGATTATATTGACAATGATGAACCCTTTGAACGTTGTTTTCAACCTGTTCCAGAGACTTATCGCAGGATACCTAGTGGTAATATTGTGTTAAATGATGGGTGCAACTTCTGTCAGTTTAAACATAAGTGTTTCCCTAATCTAAAAGTATTACCCTCAAAGGTGTACAAAGGTAAACTAACGCCACCCCTAGTTAATTATGTCGAAGTAAATGGCTAAGAGAAGACATAACACTAGGTTATATCGCAGTGGTCTTGAAGTTGAGGCCGCTGCTTTTTTATCAGAACATCAAAAAGAAGTTCGATACGAGAAATTAAAGATAGAATGGGAAGATCTAAAGTACCGCACATACACACCAGACTTTGAACTGGACAACGGTATTATTATAGAAACCAAAGGTATCTTTAGCGCAACTGATAGAAGAAAGCATCTTGAAATACAGAGACAACACCCTAAGTTAGATATAAGATTTGTCTTTAGTAATGCTAACTCTAGGTTATATAAAGGTGCAAAGTCTCGTTATTCAGATTGGTGTAATAAGTATGGTTTCAAATGGTCACACAGACTGATACCAAAGGACTGGTTGAAAGAGCGTGGTAAACCTTGTAAAGAAGCTAGGATAACTGTAAAAAGAAGGAAAGCCTGATGGCTCGTTATGAAGTTAAAGAAGATGAAGCAGCATTAGTTGTTAAGCCTGTTATAGAAGAGGATGGTAGTTGGTCAGGAGATATTGCTACTGGTATATATGTTTCTCCACACCTTGATGATGATACACAGGCTCACTTAGTACACGTTATAACTCTTATGTCAGCCTTTCTAGATTGGGTTGAACAGTATCCAGACATCTTAGGTGAGATAGAAGACCATCGTAATATGTTAATGGAAGACTATATGGAAGAGAAGAAGAAACCAGAGATAACTAGAGAAGGCAATGTTCTTCGCCTTACTAGGTGGACAAAGACAGAGGGAAGTGCTTAATGACAGATTTTGCTATAGAGGAACTTTTTAAAGATATGGAAGAAGAGTTTACTAAGAAAGAGCCACCAGTAAAGAGTCACAATCCAGTAAGTAAACCTGTCCACTACAATCAGGCTGGTATAGAGTGTATTGAAGCTATACGTGCTATGACTTGTAAGATGGATGGTACTAGTGCTTATATGGCTGGTAATGTATTAAAATATGTATGGCGTCACGAGTATAAGAATGGTTTAGAGGATCTAGAGAAAGCTCAAGTATATCTTGGGTGGTTAATTGATAACTACAAGGGGAAACACAAATGAGAAAGTTTAGTGTAACTTTTCTTCTCAAGTTAGACGAAGACAATCACATTCTTTCATCTGTACAAGAGGCTCACGAGGAAGATGTGTATGATTACGTTAAAGACTTGTTCTACGACTCAGAAGCAATTAAAATAGAGAACTTGAATATAAAGGAACGGCAATGATTAACGAGACAGATCTAGAAGCATTTGGATATTTTGATATGTTTCAGAACAGTCCTGACTATAGTAAAGATCCTGTTAGATTCTACAGTCAGTTTGTTGAGGACAAGGTTTTCACTAAAGGTAGAGAACGTTTATTAGAGAACACTCTAGGTTTATGTGGTGAAGCTGGAGAGGTGGCTGAAAAGATCAAGAAGGTATTTAGAGATAAGGGTAAATTTAGTGATGAAGACATCTTGAAAGAATTAGGGGATGTCTTATTTTATGTAACGGCCCTATCAAATATCTTTGGGGGTAATCTACAAAAGACTATGGAAATGAATATGGCAAAGCTTGATGACAGAGAGCAGCGTGGTGTTTTAAAGGGATCAGGAGACAACAGATGAATAACTACCTACCAACAGACTACCAGAGCTTTATTGCTCTGTCACGATACGCTAAGTACTCTTCCT